CGTAGCCGTAGCCGGAGCCGTAGCCGGAGCCGGAGCCGTAGCCGTAGCCGGAGCCGGAGCCGTCGCCGGAGCCGGAGCCGTCGCCGGAGCCGTAGCCGGAGCCGGAGCCGTAGCCGGAGCCGGAGCCGGAGCCGGAGCCGGAGCCGTCGCCGGAGCCGGAGCCGGAGCCGTCGCCGGAGCCGTAGCCGGAGCCGGAATCTATGCTTCCCATACAGGAACACCATCCAAAGATTTTTTGGCTTTTTCGGTGACGTCAATTATTTCAATAGCTTCTGTTACTTCGATACGATCAACAATAACAGGGAATTTACACTCTTTTGGTTTTTTCGTTCCTTCGGTTGCAAGCTGTGACAAAGATGCAGCTCCTGACCAATACCAAAGACGACGAACATTCCGAAGAACAGCTTCTTTCCCTTCTTTCTTCTCTAAATAGCCTGCGAAAACACCAGCCGTATATGTACGAACGATCACATATCGCATCCCATTGTAATCAGCCGCTTTCTCGCAAACGCTTGATTTCGGAACATATGTGACTCCGTTTACTGACAATTCACTTACTTGCGTATCCATCTTATTCTCCTTTTATTAACTTCTTATATTTTTCGATCATTTCCATGTAGTCCACTCGTGTATATCTAAAGTTCTCTTTTCTTAAACTTTGAAGTTCTTCGAGAATCATATTGCCGTATCTTTTCTGAAGCTTCAGCGCATAAACGGTTTGGTTGCCGTTCTTGTAGAGGTTGCATCCCCCGCATTGGTTGTGAACGTTCTTTTCGTTGAAGACAAGCGAAAGCGAAATAGACTGGGGGACGTAATGTCCAGCTTGAGACTCTTTCCAGTGCATAGGTCGATCGCACGTAAAACAAACTACCATCCCGTTCTCGTCAGCATCACGACGGCGGATGTACTCAGAAAATATTGACCATAATTTCTTTTTTAAAGATGGCAAAGATTTCAATTTTTTCCTTTTAAGCATGTTGATTTTCAAAAGAACTGAGGTATGCATTTGAAGCTTCCTCTTCCGTATAAAAATACCCCAAATGAAATGTTTTCCCTTTTACATTCTTTTGAGCTTTCCATTTTTTAGTTTTTTTGTACCAGGTTACACCTGTGTATGAAGAATATTTTTGCCCGAGTCTTGCTCGGCTTGAATTTGCAATATTCTTAGATATGCTAACGATTCTTAGGTTGTCTCTGCGATTATCAAGGCCATCTCCGTTTATATGATCAACTACTTTCCCGTCGATTGGATGTCCGGCCACAATATGATGAAGCTTGCACATTAAACTTCTATCCCCACTTCTATAAATGGAATGGTTCGCATACCAAATCCCCGGCCCTCCACTTAGCGCATGCCATTTCCAATTTTTAATTACTTCATAAATATCATCGTCAACAACAGCAATTCTATTCTGTGTTAGCTTTATAGTTTTCAAGTTATTTTCCATAGCTTCTTCTTGAGTCGTGGCAGAGGGGGAAGTTTAGACATGGTCAAAAAGCCGTTCGAAGGCTTGCTCTCTTTTTCGCTGAGAGAAGCTTTTCGTATAAACGCTGATATTCCGTCTCGGCCAATATCTCTTTAAGCATCATGTCGTACCTTTCCTGATTGTTGTTGATCGCTGCTTTCATGTCACCAACACTTAGTTTTTCTTCCCCGGCCTTCAAGCGGAGATGAAGCATTGCCTCAATCTTTTCACGTTGAAGCGTTGCTATACGCCAAGCAGATAGGGCGTCGGCCACTTGGTCGGGCAAGGTATCAAGCTGATCCTCGATTTGATCCTTCTCCCCCGATAAGATGTTATCGCTCAAAACGGGACTTCCTCTGAATGCTTAGCCTTAACTTCTGCCGGGATCGTTCCAATCTGAGGAGCCGGAAGAACTGTGTATTCGGTTTCTAATCCACTCCCGACCGTTTTGATTCGGATGTCGGTCATGTGGATTGTGGATTGGCTTTCCTGCTGCATCTCGGCGATGGCTTTAATCTGGGAAGCGATAGACGCCCCGAATTCAAACTTCTTTTCTTTTTGCTCTTTGCGATCCCAAACCATAATTTGCCAGCGTTGTTTCGGTTTATCGCCTTCCATGCACAAATCACACTTCTCTTTCCCGAGACATTTAACCCGCTTCTTGTTCTGCCAGTGGATGACCTCTTTCTCTGGTTTTTGGCTCAAAATGTTGAAAGTAACCGTCTCCCCACTTTTCAATTTAAGATAGTCACTCGATCCACCGTCTACTTCCATGTCGCTATATCCGCTCATTTTTGGCTCCTTTTGATAATTGTTGGGAAACTAAAAGCTTTTAGTGTAAATCCAGGGTTTCTGAAATCCCACATGGCCGAGGCATGTTTAAAGAACTCGTAATGTGGTTTTAGCTCCTCGGACGTCTTAAGCACAGAAGCGAAGCCTTCGATCCCTGATTTAACGCTGCTAGAAGTGTGCAGAACCAGCCCCCCTTTCGTTTTAAGGCCCGATAACTCTTCAAAGGCCACTTTGTATGCTGATATCTGCGCCCAGGCTGAATCGCTGATCTGGGAGCCTGTTTTCAAGTCTCCGATGTAAATCCCGGTCTCTGGGATGATAAGTTTCTTTGAACCATTGACGTCATAGGTTCCTTTTTCGATCTCTAAGGCCATGTCCAGAGTCCCGGCGATCCCCTCTTTGATTGACCAAACCGTTTTTTCAGCCTCCACGATCTTGGGATTGACCGTATCGAAGAACTTTTGGAGCTTAACCATCGCCAACATTTCGTCTTGATTCTGAAGGATGACAAAATAAGGGTTGGATTTCTGGTAGTCCTTAATCTGATCGTCCGTATAGGTCGGGAACTGCGGGTTATTGTAGAGAACGATCCCGCCCATCGTATAAATGAAAAGAGCGTAGTGAATCCGTTTCCCACGATCCTGGGCCTCATGGAGTTTCTTCCGGGCTAGATCCCAGCCTTGATCGGCGTACCAGCGATACAGGAAAGGTTTATCCTCGATCCCGAGTTTTGTCGTGACGGAGGCTTGTTCGAAAATCGAACCATCTTTAAATTTGATCCGGTATCCTCTCTCGTCGAACCATAGCGATGTTTTTATCTCTTCGTCCATCTTATCCTCCATTGTTTGATTTATCCTGGGTATTCTTAACACTTAAAAACATGGAATGCAAGAAAAAAGATGCCTCCGGTTACCACGAGAGTAATAACCGGAGGCGGAGGGCCGAGGGGGATAAGGCCCCGGCTGTGTGGGGAGATGAGCCCACGGAGAGCGATTTATAACTATTTATATCAGGAACAGCGTATACTTATTTAGATTTGATTCGCCACTTCTTTTCCGGGTCGTGATAAAACCAGGAATTATTCACGACCCAGGTATCCTTGCCTCCGACGATGATATGCGTTCTCGTTAAGACTATCCAACCATCGGGGATCTCTAGTCTACTTAATTCCGGGTTGACTTGGTGCCAACTTCCCGAATAACCATCCTCCACATTCTAGGCAGTAGGCGGAGTCGTTGAGACTGTCGTGGTGGTTGTTAACCCCTCAATGCTACCGGGAATCCCGGGGATTGTTGGAAGCGCCGGGATTCCCGGGCCTTGGGGATTCTTCATCTTATTGACTTGACGGAGAATCATATATAGGGCCGTTAAGGATGTTACCGCCAGAAGCGCATAGTCGGGAGGGATGATCGAATAAAGAGCCCCGACAATAATCAAAAGCTCTAACACCACCTTGGCCACAAACTCCGACGAGAAATAACTGTGATTCATTCTATGATCCTCCTGTAAGTTTGTGATCGCACGATTCACTGCAAAGAGTACTTTGATTTCTTTGAATAGGTTCATCTTTTACCTTTTTTGAGAACGTATTTGAAAAGTGGAAACTGATCTTGAAGAAGATATGTTTCAGGAATTTCATTTCGTCTGCCGCTCAATACGATTTAATTGACGTGAAATGTCCTCTAGTTGCTGCATCATGGCTGCTCTGTTTTCTCTAAGCTCTGCAAGCTGAGGTTTCAAAGCAGCCACATCGGACACCGTGGTTTCGACAGCATTTCTCAGAGTAACGATCTTGTCGGCAAAATTGAAAGCGTAAATCGTCATCCCTATGATGAACGTGATGATCGCCATGTCTTTTCTTGCAAGCCATTTGTTACGGTTCACTTATGCTCCCATATTCTTGATGTTTATAAATACTTTCTGCGTGTTCAATGCTTGATCGATGACCGGGAAGATAATGTTGAAGGCGTCACGGCTATTGCTTACGCTATCAACATCTCTTGTGGTGCCTGGGAGGAGGCAATCATGTGTGTCCACGGGGAAATTCCCAGGATGGATCTCTACATATTCATGGCCCGGAATATTTCCTAACAAAGGGACCTTCATCCCAAAATGCGGCGAATCATAAAGCGTAATCTCGTAGCGACCCTCTGGGATCGCCACTATCCCTCGGGGATCTTTATCTCTACGAATGGTTGGCTCTAAAACAAAGCATGAAGGGTTAAATTTCTGCCCAATATAGAACTGAGAGATCGTGCTTTTGTCGGTGAACCAGCGTCTGAATGAATATATTTCCATGATTAATTCTTATCATGCCCAACGCATTGGACATCAATATTACCGCTTAACCCTGTCTCAGTAATCACAACACCAGTATTTGAGGTTGTATAACTAAACGTATTGATAACACTTCCTGTTCCGGCAGTTATATTACAAGTTGGGGTGTTAATAAGAGGGTTTGCGAATGTGGCCGTGCAGCCATTCGCCCCAGAACCTGCCGTAATCGTGAACACCAAGCCGCCCCCTATAACGCTGGGACTTGCACCACAACTGGAAAGAGTCGGGCTCGATCCGTTTACATTCCAGTTGCCGTTGGTCTTAACAGTGAATGAACCGCCTCCAACCTGGAAAGAGCTTGTCGGATTTACAATGGTAGCCGTCATTGTTGTGCCGTTCCAGGTATAGGTAGAACTTGTCCCCAACTGAGTTCCGTTCATGAAAACGACGCGGGTGTTTCCTTGGTTGAGAAGATTTATTTGGGATACGGCAATGGAAGAAATCGAAATAGCACTGGAAAATGTAGATATTGGATTGCTGAAAGAAACGATATTGGAACCATTATTATCTACCAATGAAATTAGGGGCGTCGTGCGTGAAACAAGCAATCGACTAACTGGCGCGGATATGGCGTCATTTGACGCGACATATATTTGATAAGTCGATCCAGTTAATTCTTCTAGCATGGAATCATTATTGGTAATGCTAGAAACGAAAGCTCGCTGCCAATCATTAGTACCATTTCCTGCATACATGTTTAAAACTGGAAAACCGGATGTAGCGGACAACTCGATTCGCCCCCCCGTAGAATTCCCGACAACAAATTTACCCGTAGAATTTCCTGTACTTGCTAAAAATCCGAAAGGAAAAGAAGCCGTTGAGGTTGCTGGGTATATAGAAGATCCACCACCACTGCTACTACTTCCTCCGCCAGTTGTTGAAGAAATTTCCAGAACCGATTCAGGGCATCCGTCGGTACTGCATGTTAGGCTCGCACTATTGAGAGCATCCTCTTGACCTTGCAAATAAAACGTATGCGAACCGGCACTTAGAGGAGCGGTTAAGAAAACGGTGCTTGCAGAAGCTCCCGATGCGGTACCACTTCCAGGGCCATATTGGACGATGCCATTTTTTGTCCCGCTGCCGAGATTTACACCATCAAGAATAATTGTGAAATCACCCCAGCCCCCTGCAAAGCTGTCAATGACGTTTATGGTAAACGATATCTGCGCCCTATTATTAGCGGTTCCCACAACAAATGTGAGCGTTGATCCCGTAATTGTGGTGAATCCAGTGCTTAATGATTGCGATGTTGTTAATACCGTCGACGAAGAACCGAGGATCGCAGTACTTCCTCCGCCTCCGCCAGTTGCGGATATGGTTGTCATGGTGCCGCTGGGCGTCAATAAAATTCCTGAACCAGCAGTGAAAACACCCTGCAAGGTAACGGACGATTGATTGAGAGCAATATAGTTCGTTGTCCCCAGGGCTTTCGATGTGAATTGTGCCCCTTCAAATGAGATCGCCGCCGTTGGGCTTGTTACATTCGTCGTGAAGTTTGAAGCGGTTCCCGTTCCGACTGCTAAAGAAGATGAGCCCCCACCCGAACCTGCAATGATCTTTCCCGTTGAATCTGTGGCCAAAGAAGAAGCAGACAGGACTGTCCCGAGAACAACAGGAATGGTGAAAGAAGAATTGCCGATAGGATCGAATTGGACAAATGGTATTAATCCACTATCTTGAACCAAAGATATTTTTCTGGATGTTCGATCCAATAAAATTCTGGGTTGTGCTGTATACGTTCCTGATGTTGTAGTAGAAGCTAAAATCTGAAAAGATGAGCCATAATCGCCCCATTGATCTGCCAATTTTCCGTTTTCATATAAATTGTAGTAACCACCAGGAGGTCCAATATTAAATAAATTAAGAAATGGGCTTGATCCTGTTATATTTAAAGTTGACCCCATTCCAAGATTTCCAGTAAGTGTTATGCTGCTCACCGAAGAATCGTATTGAAACCCACTATCCCCATAGAAAGAACCGGAACTATTTATCTGGACGTTTGAATTTGCTCCGCCAGGAGATGTACTAGCACCCCCAGCATTTGCCCACACTGGCCCATTCGCTCCATTGTTGGTCAAGACTTGCCCCGGAGTTCCACCTGTCGAAAAAGCAAGCTGAAAAGTCGGACTGGCTGAAATTTGGGTCATAACCTGGCCCGTGTTATTCATCGTAAGCGGAAGAGTCCAAAGCCACGAACCGGAATCTGTAAAAGTGTTCCCCGGTCTAAATCCGACATACGAGCCAACCGTATTGGAGAATTTTAACGAACAGGTAGAGTAAAGAATCATGCCTCCACCGAAAGCACCACCAATGCGATTAAACCCTGCGATGTTTTCAAAGGCTGTATTTGCTCCATTGCGACCCGTAATATTGCAATGGTCACTATTGATACTTGGAACTTCAAATTTACCCCAGGAAGAGGTTCCACCATCCTGAGTTATATCGACAAATTCGAAATTTGGGTCTGGTGAATCGACTCGAATATCTCCATTTGAGTTACCGGCATTATTCCGAAAAATACGCATGTTGAAAGCATGATTGACGGTATTTGTGGCGATCAAAGTAAGCATACTTCCGCCACCCTGACTTTTCGTGGAATTGTCGTAAATGGTTACACCATTGCTCGTGGAATTGCTGACATCGAATAGATAGGCTGCTGCTGTTGTTTGGGGCGTGCTTCCGATATTCACACCGAAATTACCAGTGGCGTTGAAATAAGTTTTGCTGCTTGTGATTGTCATAAAGGGGCCAGCAAAAGTATTGGAACCCGTAAATGTTTGTGTGCTGGCTTTAAAAACATCGCCACCGCCCCCGGCTCCGCATGGGAACCCAGTAACAGTCAAAAGGCCATTCGTCCCGGTTTGCAAGCATTGTCCAGAAGTTAGGTTAGAAGACGCAAGCCCGTTGGTAAAAGTCTGAGAAGATGTAAAAACATTCGTCCCAGAAAAGGTTTGGGAAACATTGGTATAGGCTACATTCGAAGGCAAATTCGTCGAAGGCAAAGTCCCGGTAACGTCTCCAGTTAAACTGATAAGGCCCGTTATCAGTTGTTTGTTTGAATTCGTATGAACAGGTTGCGATACAGAAAGATTGGGTAGGATCACCCCGGCATTTATTGTAGCCACATCATTTGTACTTATTGCAATGTCTTTTATGCCGGTGGTAGCATTATAAATATCAAATTCTGGGATTTTAAGATTAGTCACATCATTCCCAACTCGCCACCAAGCCGTCCCTGAAGCTTTAAACAGCACATAAACCTGATAACTTGAGACATTCACTAAAGAGAATGTTTCAGTGCTTGTAGGCAAAAATAGGGCCTGTAGCGTTGAATTCAAAATTGAGGTCGGGCCTCTAATCGTGGCGCTTGAGACATAGAAGGTCGAGCCGGTTTGCAGGCTATTGGTGTTCTGAATATAAAGAGTAGTCCCAGGATTTAGGGTTATATTAGAAACACCCGTGGGAGATTGGGTGCCAATAAAATTGGAATCGAAAGCAATCTTGCTCGTTGGGCTTGAAACTTGAACTCCGTTAACAAAAACGCTAAGCGCAGAAGCACCGCTTCCTCCACTGGCTGCCGTTGTTTGGGTACTGCCATCGCTGAACTTAATGGTTTTGGTTTGTAAATTCGTTACGGTTCCGCTTGAGACATAGAAGGTTGCATTGGGTTGGAGGGTATTGGTATTAAGAATGTTGAGGCCCCCTACGCCAGACCCTATTGCGGCATAACAATTAATTGAGAATAACCCAAATAAGCTTAAAAATAATCTTTTCATTGGAATCCTTCTAGGCTATACTTAGGGAGTCGAAGAGCTATTGCGAGCAGAATGTTGTTGGCCAAGCACAATATAACTTTACCCAACACTGCACTTTCCAGCTCAGAGTCCGGTAACTCTTCGACCGATTTACCATCACAGGACTCTGGGCTGTTTTTATTCCAGCCCACAATTTGGTCTTTAAGCAATGGGAAATTCTGGCTATGCGCGAGGTTGTCCTTCAAGACTTCAGATGTCTCGCCCATAAGTAAAAAGTGTAACAGCTTTTGAATCGTCTGATTGACCATCAGATTGCTCAGGAAAGGTCGACGCTTTGGCTCCGCTATACCGGGAACATATGACCCGAACCGATCAAGAGGTTCGCTCAGTTTAGAATCGCAATGACACGTAAGAGCTAGACTTGGAAAGTATCTTGACCATCTTAGGAGCATAGACGAAGGCTTACAGCATCGTCTTAGTCTCTTCATTTCACCACTACCCAAGAATCCCCGGTGAAACAAAGACTCTAGAGACTTAAAGAAAGTGAAAGGAGGAAGTATGTTGAACATTGCTGGCGGTATAATTCTCGCAATAATTGGATTAAGTATTTTAAAAATTGTGTTCGAAGTTCTATTCGAAATAGGATTTTTAAATATCCTCAAATTCGTCGGAGTTTTGATCGCTGCTGCATTATTTTTTTCACCGTATTGGTATAAATAGATCATTGTTGCGATCCATTAGAAAGACCCATCGTACCAACATTGGCAACCGGAGCGGCAATACCAAGACCTTTTAGATTCATGTTGTTCAGTGAATTCAATTTGTTCGCTGTTAATGCAGGGCCGACATGACGCATAAGACTCTTTCCGCCTAATAGAGCAGCCGCTTCTCCGATATTACCTTCCGTAATTGCGCCAGCCGCAAGAATGTAATCCGTTAAGCTCATCTTGTCATTCCCAACTTCACTACTAATCTTATTGTAGAGAGGATCTTGTGCGTTCATCGCCGCTGAATATCGCTGTTTATTCTGAAGGAATTCTTGGTGTGCTGCAGGATTTCCCATTTGTTGTGAGGTTCTGTCCAAAGCATTGTCCACAGTTTCACGGGCTCGCCCTGCAATCATTCGATCAATAACAGTAGCGTTTTTATTAGATTGCCAATTGGCTGCATCCTGCAAAGTACCCTTTAATTGGTTGGCATCTTGAAAAGAAATTGGCTTATCTCCATAATCGTCAACCGTTGCCAATGCTTTATCAATAGCATCATTTATGAATTGGTTATGTCCTTGCGTTAATATCTTTCCGGTTGAAGGTTGGCTTGGTCGAAGATCTTCAATAGCTGCTTTAAATTCTTGCGGGAGAATAAAATTACCACTGGCCCCCATAGCTTCTAAATGATCCCCAATAGCCTTCCCCGATGTTTCGGCCAATTTTTGAGTATCAGCTGCCATTTTCCGAGCATTAGAAGACACCAGCCCTTCATTAAGTAAAGTTTGTGCTGTTTGTTGCATCTTGGCTTCTTTCATAGGGTTATTCAGAAATCGTTTAGATGCCCCGATTGCATTCAAAGTTGCGTCTTGTGCCGCTTGTCCTACCATTCCTGTCTTTCCAGCAGAAGCAGCCATATCAGCTAAGCTAGCCTCCGGCAATAATGCCCCAGCAATAGGAGCTGCAACGCTCGCCACATCTAAAGCGGTTTTGATCGGATGCTGTTGGAACGAATCAATCGGATGCGTAACAATCTGTTTAGCTCTATCGTAAATCTGCCCTGGCATTTGAGCTAATTGCTGCGCTTGCTGTCCTATTGGTGTTTGACCCATCGGTTGACCCTGGGACAATTGTTGGCCAGTCTGATAAATGCTCATGGGGATAGTTACCGGAGACATTGCAATTCCCTTGGCCGCTTGAACTGCTCCACTTGCCAGATCCCCAATATCAGAAACGGCATTATCAAGAATGCCGCCATTGTCTTGATATTTAGACCAAGGGCCTTGATCTTGATATTTTTCCCAGGGAGCGGGCATTATTGTTTCTTCCAACTTTTGGGGTTTTTCTTATCCCCGCCTAAATAAATATAACCATCTTCCACATCGCCAGGTTTAGCGGCTGCTTTCCCAGGTTGATATTTGCTCGCCGCATCAGAGCTTGATTTCATTTCATCGAATGACAATCCACGTCCTAAACGTTTTTGAGCCGCTGCGATTTCATTAGGATCTGTCAATCCACCAGGCATTGCGTTCTTAGATTGTTCCATGGTCGAATGTTGTTTATCGCTGAATTGCCCAAGGTTCGTAAACATAGTTTCAAGTCTTTGTCCGACAGCCGTTGGCAATGCGCTCTTGGACATTCCCAAATATCCTGCTAATTTAGCGTAATTCTTTTGAGCAGAGGCTTGGTTCATTTCGTCAAGTTCCGCAGGGCTTAGAACTCCACCAGTTTGCGCTTTCCACAATTGACCGTAAAGATCAATGATTTGACCATTGCTTAGATCATAGGAGCCATCGGCTTTCTGATTTTTCTTAAGCGTGTCATATCCTTGAGCTGCTGCATTACGTTGAGTTTCAAGACCTTTATAAACCGTGTCACCTTTTAAAGACTCAGCTCCATTGACCCAATCTTGTGCAAGTTTCTGCTGATTCTTCTGTTGATCGACTTGCATTGTCTTTTGTTTCATTAGCTGATCCGACATTTGAGTAAGAGATTGACCCAATTCAGTTTCGCCGGGGTATTTAACATGAATTGCTTGTAAGCCAATGGCTTTTTCTTCGGGCGGTAATTTTGACGACATAAGAGCAATCGCTTCTTTTTTTGCCGGGTCATTATTAACAAAATCTTCATGTGTAAAATCTGGGCTAACGCCATATCGAGACATGACTTTTTGTGTAGCAGGTGTAATGGATTCGATTAGATGTTGCTGATAAGCAGGGACATTTCCCATATGAGCGATTTTATCCCAGGCATTTGTCACGAAATCTTCTTCATTCTTCTGTTGTTGAACTTGAGCCGCATACATTTGGGATCGGCGTTGTTGTTCCTGTTGGTTCGCTAGTTGTTGTTGGATCGCAATTTGTCTCGCCTGTAAACCTAATGAAGCACCTTGCACTGCACCTTGTTGCAAACTCATCAAAGGATTGGTTTGAGCAACACCCGACACCGGGGCTTGGTTGAGCCCTGGTATGCCCGCATTTGAGGGCATTTGAGGAATTTGTAGTTGTGGTGCGTCAGCCATATTAGTTACCCGCCATAAGTGTTATTTGCTGCATAGCCAGGGGGGGCTACATTCCCTGTCCCATAATTTATCTGACTACTTGGAACCCCCGTAAATCCCATGCCTTGAGGTTGTTTATAAGCCTGGATGAAAGAACCCATGTTTCCCATCATGCCGCTATTCCCGCCTTGAGTTTGGCCCCCACCAATAAGTCCTCCGGCTTGACCGCCGATCATGGCTCCGACAGGGCCACCGATCATTGCGCCCCCAACCGTTCCAGCTAAAGAACCAATTCCAGAGGCCAAGCCCATGCTGTTCTGATAGCCTGATTGAGCTGTGTTGTAGTTAAGCCCTATCTGTTGAAGCTGTTGCTGATAAGCGTTCATGGCGTTTTGGTTCTGGATATTCGCATCGCTGGTGACTTGGTTCGTAGCTTGTTGGTATTGGCCTTGAGTCTGGGCTGCGTAGGGGGCTTGCATGGATGTGTTCATTCCAGACAGCGTGTTATACCCACCCATCGTGTTTTGATATTGTTGGTTCTGTTGACCTAATGCTTGAGCCTGTTGTTGCATCCCGATCTGCTGCTGACCTAGATTGTAGTTCTGCTCCTGGGCTGCCCATGACTTATTGAAGTCGGCTATCTGTTGGTTCCCTGCCGTGGATTGGGAAACGGCACTTTGGGGGTTGCTCCCATTGATCTTGATCCCCTGCTGGGCGGCCTGTTGAACCATTTGGTTCCAGGCTTCCGTTTTCTGCTGGGCCATCATTTGGTTCGGTGCAATCTTGCCCTGCAAAGCGTTCTGATAGTTCGTAAGTGCTTGAGTATCAGCCTGTTGGCTCTGTTGCAAGTAAGGGTTATTACCGTAAGCTTGAACGGCCCCTTGAGCCCCGGACAAGTTGCCTTGCTGTTGGGTTAGAAGGTTCTGGGTATTCTGGCTAAAGTTTGGGTATTGGGGAAGTGTAGGCGAAACCAGAGTCGGAGCCTGTGGCAATGTCGGCGCACCAGGCGCACTTGTTCCTAAAGCGTTACTAAGCCAACTCATGATTGACTCCTTTAATTAAATTCAATGATTGTCACCGTGACTGAAAAAGGATCGTTCCCGGTGGCCAAAGTTTGGATATTTACAACAACCCGTAAATTCGTGGCAGAAGTTAACGTAGCGATAAATCCCGCATTTGAAGTCGGGTCGGATAATGAACCCGGCACAAACCCCACAACTACGGGGATAGCCTTTGCGGTATTCACTGAAGAAATAGTCGTATTTACGGTAATGCTAGCCTGCCCCGATGTGATAGTGGCACTCACCGTTTTGGTTTGGATTGATTTGAGCCCTACGGCTGCAGGAACCGTAGAATCAAGATTTGATGCCCCGACTTGAGCTGCCCCAATCTGTGAATTGACAATCGTGCCGGTAATCTTACCCGCTGCAACATCGTTGACATTGGCATCGTGGACGGCTAGGAGGCCCAAGGCTGCGTTGTTTACCGCTTGACTACCTAAGTTTCCGGAATTGATTGTATTCGCTGCAATTTGGGCATTCGTGACTGCCAGTAAAGCAAGTTTCCCCGTAGTAACTTGGGCATCCCCTATATCAACCGTTTGAACTGGGAATCTGGCCACTGCCGCCGTGATGCGAGCATCTAAATTGAAGATCGTATCCGCTGGGCGGTTGTACCAATACGTGCCGCCGATAACTTCAACAAATTGGAATCGAATCCTTTCGAATTCTCCGCCCATTGAGGTAGGACGAGAAGTCCCAGAAGGGAACGGGTCGGTCGTTGTTTGCATCTGAGCGTCGGTATCTGAATAAGCACCGACTCCCAAAGGGTTGATATTCGTGAACAGGTTTACAAATTCGGAATTCCAAAGACTTGAGGCGATAAGCTGGCCCGGGATAACTACAATCAACGGACACGTAAATTGTGCAGTACTCATTAGACTCCCCTCAAAGCTGCTGTGATTTCTGAGACTTCAGCTTTTCTTAAAACGACGTGATGATTCACTTTTGAATATTCTTCAATGAAATCTGGGAGCTTGCCTTCGTACTCAAGCTGCATCTTCAAAGCGTTTCCTAATTGCTCGGTAATATTCTTAGCTTCAAGATCACCTATTGCCACAAATTTACAGTTATCACAAACCATGATGAAGGCCATCTTCCCACCCTCTAGTATAACCGGAATTTCTTTATAGTCAGCATGTTTCGCTATTTCTCTGATAGTCTTTCCGGATTTGGTTGTGACCTCTTCTCGTGTTTTGATGTTTGCGGCGCAAGCCATACATCGAACTGTATGGAGTCCGAACTCGTCAAACATTAAGTAGGGGTGAGTAAACATTAGTTGTAAATCCTTATTCCGTTCTCTTTAAAGGCAATTATTATTTCTGAGAAGAAAAAGTCCTCGTCTATATTACTATGATTTATCTGAATCTGAATGCTTTTCCCGAATGATTTGATATCAAATGGAGTTTGTGCCAGGATGTCCGCTGCGAAATAAGCGTTATCGAAAGTAGACGTGTCGAAGATCCCGCCTGAACTAGAAACAGATAAGAACACGTCGGGAATACGGATGTTGTCAATCCATACGAATATTCTCAAAGTGATGTTCGTAGCTGACCTGACCCTAAGAACTCCCTTATTAAAACGTTTGTTCATGACAGGGTTCCCCATCTGCCAGGGTTTAAATTTGAGGGCTGCTGGGATTGGGTTATTGTTATCGTTCTTGGATACCGTCTCTAATTCCCAAATATTACCCACATAGTCACCGGTTCTGATTCGCCAGTCACTGGTAGTCTTTCTATCCGTGAACGAACAGGATGACGTATAGCCCGAGGCGTAAGTATTGTTGTCGTGGAAAGACCACATCTTATCCGCTGGTTTATCGATAAATTGGACTAAAGCCGTATTCGTACTAGAGCCACCGACTTGGATGAACCATTTGATACACCGTAGTTTCGGATCGTAGGAGGCGTGCCAATTCTCAATGTTGGCAAAAGTGGCGTTTTCTCTCAAATAGCGATCCATCTGGGCGGGGCGAGAGATAGAGGCTTTCCGGTAGTCACCAGTCTGAAAAACGCCTTGGAGTGAGTAAATCGTTAAATCGTCGGCCATAATATAAACGTCATTATCAGCCAAAACCATTAATCTCCAATGACTTGCGCCACCTTCCCAGATTGCTTTGATGTAGCCCCATTTGGTTGGGTCGGTGTTCGAATCGTCGATTCTGAAAGTCTCGGTTTTGCTGAATACGAACAGTTCTTGCCCGAATTCTATGCCCCCGACTAAACCGCCCTTGCTGTAGACTGGGATCGAGATAACATCGGCGTCCGAGAAGTCGTCTCCGGTATTCACCTTCGAGGCGTAGACTCCCTGCCTATTGATAGCCCAATTTCGAAAGCTAGCACCCCTAGGATGAAATATAATCTGAAAAGGATTACCTGATAGGGCCCAATCAGATGGAGGCGTTACAGAGGTCGTGGGGCCGCCTCCTGACCATTTCTGGGGAGTCGTGCCTCCATCGGCCACGTACATATCATCGTAGAATTGGCTGAAGTGGAAAAAGTTGCTGGTTGACATCCCCGTGGCGATCGGAACTGAGTCATTATTCGCATAAACAGATCCGTTCTGTTTGGCATAGACCATATTCTGGGCGCCGGTTGATTGCCTGAAGTCATATCCACCCATCACCCGACTTGCCACGGTCGCTGCTTGGAGGATGCTGCTCCCCCCACGTTTACCAAGACCCAATTCGTGGAGGTTGAAATTTGTTGAGGGTTCAATTAAAGAGGTCTCCGGCAATAGCTCAAAGTTGCGGCTATAATTGAAAGTCGCTTCTTGCATCGGAATGTGGAGTAGTTCTGATTTAAAACCCATTATTTAATCCTGACACGGGACAACTTCCCGTTCTGGTACCCAAATCCTGGTCGATTTCTTTTCAGTCACCCAGGCATTCACAGTTTTCTTTGAATTCACCCATGGAGAAACATTCTGTTTTGAATCTACCCAGCACGTCTGGTTTGAAGGCAATGGGGGACCGGCAAGAATACCTGCATAGACGTCACTCATCTGCTGACGGTTCGGCTGAGTATTCGTCGTCCCTGACGGGAAAGGGTTTGTCATAATCCCCGGCAATTCAAAGACAGACATTCTTTTCTGGGCCGAATCTATGCTCAAGAGAAATTGTCCTTCGTGTAAGTTGCCCCGTTATCAGATTGAGGAGCGGTGCTAATAACAGCTCCCGAAGCGTTATAAACTCCAATCGTTGTAGCGGTTGAGGTTCGCTTGTTCCTGAAGGCCATGAGCAAGAACATGATGGCTGTTTTAAGCGTCGGGGTTGAGGCTGGGACTCCCGATAGCTCGGCCATAGCGTCCCCGCTCAGTGATTGGTCAACCTGAGTTTTAACGGAAGCAGCGGCACTCGTTCCCAGAGCGTTGACTGTTCCGAACGTAACGCCTGTTTGGTTGTTGTTCAAATTCACGTTCTGGCTTGTCGAGTCAAACCCTGAAATAGAGCCAGCTGGTAATTTGGCGATGATTGCGTCGAGCGTATCCTCGGTTGTCCCGTTCCAGTCAATATCGCCCTGGTCGACCGCCAGATCACCGGCCACGCCTGAGCCTTGATGCACTGAAAATGAATATTTACCTCGGGCGAGATAGGAAGGGAAAGCGGCTTGGAAGTAACCCGTCGGGACTTGCTCGGCCATAGCGATTTTATAGGTCGCATAATTGGCCACGTTATAGGCTTCTAAGGTCGCCCCGTTCGCAATGAGACCGGATAAGTCACGAACCAGGGCGTAAAGACTCACCCCACTATAAGCCATTTGTGCTGAGATTATTGCGCTCATCGTGTTCCGCTCCCGCCGCCAAAGTTATCTAAATGGCCGAAATCAAAATCGACGATCCGGTCTGTTAGGTTACTTATGTCCATCCCGTAGGCTTCACGGTAAATTAAGACCCTCAGAGCCGACATATACTGAGCCTTGGCCTTATCTTCGTTGTCGTCATCTTCATCAGCCAACTTTTTCCACTTGATGCCCTGGATGAACATATTTCGCCATTTGCGATAGATTACAGACATCAAAGTGCTGTTTGAGTCCACTTGGCTAATGTCGGCATAATAACGCAGCCTTGCCCCGTAGGTGACGTTTGGAGGGCAGTTTAAAACGAAGTAGCCAGCTTGATCGTCTCCCACTGGATAAAGATATTGAGGGAGTCCAGGGGCGATGACCTTAAGCCTGGTTTCCCAATCAAAAATAGGTCGGGTCTGAACTGGATATTCCTGATCAATTATCATGTAGGTATCGCCCAACGTTGGGCTGGTATTGAAGTCGGGAACCATAGAAGCAATTTTAGTCGTGCCATCATATGCCACGATCTGAGAATAACTTCCCTGGCTTCCACCCGACATCATCAAAACTTCTTTGCCCAAAATATTCGCCCCAGACGTATCGTTGGCATTTAAAATGAGCGTGTTATTGCTTCCACCCTGGCAGCTATTGACGTTTGATCCGGTCAGGATGCTCAATGATAAATCGCTTGAATAGTCCGAAGGATAGGCATAACGGGATTGTCCAACTGGAATGGTCGTATAGGCCGTAACATGAAGAAGTTTAGGTTTCTTGCCCAGATTCCAAATGTCGTTCTTGATTTCTTCAATCCAATTGTTTGTGGCCCTGGTAATTAGGGCCGCCGAAGGGTTCATTTCCCCCGCTTGGTTGATTCCTTCTAAAACGATGGCACTAAGCAATGGATTTGCAGCTATTGACATTTCTTACCCCCTCAAAAGCATTTACCCATTGCATGTACTGAGTATTGATATCGAAATTCTTCTCAACAAATTGGCGAGCATTTTTCCCAATCTCAAGACGTAACACTTTGTCTTGGATTAGAGTTTCAAGTCCTTTCACCCAACCATTCACATCATTGTTCTCGACGAAAATACCTTTGTTGATTTCGTCGACATCTTGAATTGAGTCATAGGGCTGGACATAAGACGTGACACAGGGAATTCCCAAGGATGAAAACTCAACCCATTTTATATTGCTCTTTGAACGGTTAAATATGGTGTCTTTCAAAGGAATAATTGCGATGTCCACATCCAAAGTCGCCAATCGATATGGATGGGCCGGAGTCTCAACCCAAGGATGAAATTCTAATTGTCCGGGTCTAAAATCTTTTTCCATCGTAACTGGCATATAGCCCAACATTAAAATTTTAACATTGGGATATTTGTTGGCGATCTGGATCAAAGATTCACGGACTAACTTAAGATCTTCCCAGTGAGAATGGCCGCCTTGCCAGCAGATACGAATCTCATCCGGGTTCTTCCGAAGCAAAGGCAATTTATTCCATTGTTTTAAATCAACGCAATTTGGCAAGACCTTAACATCGTTGAATTGACGGTATACTTTTGCCAAGTGTTCCGTCGTCGTAGTAATACAATCGACTTGCTCGCAAGATTTTTTGATGTTGTCGAGCATCTTTCGATTCTTGGAAAGGTTAAAATTAACTCCGTCTTTCCATTCGAAGATCAATTTTCCTTCATGGACGATTTTGATCTCTTCGGTTCCATAGTCAATATAATGATTTGAGAGTGGCGAGACATTAAAAACATCATCGTCATAGTCCATGACCAACTTTGCATCTACTTTTATGCCGTCTTTGAATTCACGTATCTTTTTAATCAAGTTCTCACTAGAGACACGCTGTAAAAAGTAAATATCGCTCTGCATTGAATTCATGAAACTATCTTCATCATGCATCATCTTGGCTAGAAGATGAGAAACCCACATCTCAGACTTTTTAATACACTTGTTTTCTGCCGCAGTATTCATCGGTATAAGTGTTCGATAATAATCACAAGCTCCGTCCGAGGCCCTAAATATGCATACTTTCATAGGATTCATGGGAATAAGTGCCCGTATATCTTTTTATAATGATCCTGAAATGAATGATGGAGACTCTCAAGTTCTGTTAAAGACATTACCGAAACTACATTTGGAATAATCGTATAGGGAAAATTTTCAGCCATTGCTTTAATTAAATCGCAATCTGATACCGGATTATTTGACATCCAGGGCTTGGGTAGTTTTTCCATGCTTCGCATATTGAATAAAGCACAAGCTCCGCTTATAAAACCGGTTTCAATTTTTCTTCCAACTTTATAGGAACTAAAATCAAGATGTGTTATGCGAGATACACAAAGAACTTGCCCCAATACCATTGAAACGTTCTTTCTTGCTTCCCAAAGATGTTGATATCCCCAGGGAAGGACACAATCATCATCGGCCGGAATATGAACCCAATCAGCCCAATCCGTTGTTTCTAAGACATGTTCGATTGAAATACTTGGCGTACCTTGAGGAACCCCTGTTACAATCCTGATACGTTCAAGTTGTTCTTTTCTGAAGTTATCTAAAAGACCTGGATAATCGCCTTCCATCCCAATCGTTACGCGGGTATTAAGCCCACAATTCAAAGCGGTATTGATCTGGCAAATAAGATTATTTTTACGCTCAGGCTGCTTGGCTGTCGGGATAAAAACGTCTAGGTCAAACATCTAGAAAATACCCTTCACATTTTCTACTGTGGAAAAAAGTTTATTTTCTTCTCTTTTCAATAACTTCTTAAGTGCCGAATCTTCGGCCTCATGATCACCCGACATAATTTCCGGGTATTCTTGCTTCCACATCATCAATACTTCCATGGGAACAGTTAAGACCCGACGCCATTCGTGATCTTTAGAAAAACCATTCTGTGAATCTTTTCTAGATTCATAATTGGCTTTTAGGACGGGCTCAATATCGACAACTTTATTCATGATGATTTCATCACCATTTACCGTTATCGTTTCCCCTTCTTGAAGTTTGCTTGATCGAATAATCATAAATTTTAAAAGAGTTGGTGGAGCAGGGAAGGTTAGTTCCCCACCCCACCAAATCAATGGTTAGGTAAGCTGAGTAACCACGCCCGAAGCTTTCTCATTCAAGCTTTCGAGGGTCAATTCTGCCACCATTTGGAATTTCCGAGAGTCACCAGTACGCGCAAGTTCCGCCAATCCAACCGGACGGAGCCAAGCTTTACGCCAGTAGCTCATGTCCAGGTTGAAGATCGTATTCGGAAGCTTCGTGTTCATGATGTGGCTTAGAACCGTTTTAAGCGTTCCGAAGCTCGATTGATAGATATCAACTGAGTTCACGACTTTCGCAGCGTCTGCGGCGATGTAGCGCGTGTTCTGCGTGAATCCTGCAATGGCGATCTTCTGATTACCGCCCGACAAGATAACGTCCGGGTCTCCACCAGCCGCCCAAATGAGCTGCAAGTTCGCGTCCAGGATAGCCGAGTTCAAGGAACGGTTCGCCGTGGCCGAAGACGTATTCGTCACGATCCAGCCAGCGATACCTTCCATCGTGCGAGCCGTCGCAGATGCGCCGGTCGCCGCAGCGGTATTAACCACCAAGGCATATTCGATATCAGTCGCAAGTTCCTTGGTCAACTTCTGGACTTGATATCCGATTTCCGAGGATCGGCCCGCTTTACGGACGATTTCTTGGGTACCAGAGATGATGAAGTTCTTGGTGAGGATCTGAGTATCGTTGTTCAAACGAGTCGTTGCAACAACTGCCGCCGCCGTTGAATCATCACCTTCAACCGCTGCATTGGCCGTAGGCGAGTTCAGGGAATCGGTTTGCCATTCGTGCAGAGTCGCAAAGGCACGAACGGATTCGGTCATAGACAACACCGGCGTTTTCGTCGGCGAAATGTTGACAATGATGTCAATCAAGTCTTCACGGTTACCTTTAGCCGCAAAGGTTTGGAATGTATTTGCTGGAATAGTCATTGTAAAAGCTCCTTATTAGTCGTTCCTGAACAAGTCAGGACGTTTTTTCATTAGTACTTCGTTCCAGGCATCCCGGTCATCAGTCCCAATCGCTCTTTTGAAGGCAGCTTTATAACTCTGGTTCTCAGGTTCAATATATTGACCTGAGCTTTGAGCCCCGCCATCAATTTGAGTCGCTGGGATGTTTTCCGGGATTCCACGTGGAACATTTTGTGCCATTGTTTGTCTAGGAGGAGCTTTCTGCAAATCCTGGGCTTTGAGCTGGAAATAGAGGGCTTTTGACCCTTCAGGTGTGTCATAGAAACTTACCAGGTTCGGATCTTTGAGACCGACGACGACGCTTTCCATTTTGGGAAGGTATTCGTTGAAATCATTAAAACCCTGTGCTTTAAGCTCATTGGAGACACGTTGCCGATTACTTTCATAGATGCTCGGCTGTATTCCTTGAGCCAATTGCTGAACCTGTGCTTCTAGAAATTGAATGCGTTGAAAGTATGGATCTTGTTGAGATTGCATTTGCTGCGATGCAGAAATCATATCCTCATTTGTTTTTTGGGGTAATGATTGCTGTTGCTGATTCCTCTGCTGATTCCATTGTTGTCTTTCTTCCGCTAATTTCCGTCGCTCTTGACCTACTCGATCTGCTTGCTCCGCTAGATGCTTCTTAATCTGGTCTTGGTCTGAATACTTTTTCAGTTCCTCAACCGTCGTAATCACTTCTTTTCCGTCTATCTTCTGTCGGATCTTGCGACCTGACATTTTCTCCCAGTCAATGAAATCATCCGTTTCCGGGGTAGATTCCTCATGTTTTGGGCTGTTAGACTCTTTAAATCTGGGTTGTTCGGCTTGTTCGGGATTCTGCGCTACCGGCTGGGAGATTAAAGGCTCCTGGCTGATATTCGGGTCTTGAGTATTGTCCTCAAGCTGTTCCGCTGGGCTTCCAAACAAACGTTCCGTAGTGGAGATTTCTTGATCTCCGCTTGATTGGCGAATAGCTTCTACATTGGCATTGGCTGACTGACGATCCGGCATTTCGCTGACTTTTTGGATATTTACTTTTGGGGTTCTGTCGTATACACCTTTAGGCATGATTATTTTCCTCCTGATTTTCTAGGGTCGGTTGTTCCGCTAGTTCCTTAAGGGATGCAATTGCTGCGTCTCCCTGAGAAATTAAAAAGTCGAGTACTCGCTTTGGTTTCTTGCAAGCGAGGAACATTTGCTGGGCTTTTATTCTGTCCTCTTCTGTTTTCGCGTTCTCAATAGTCAGAGTCGCTTCGTCGAAGATTGCGCCGTAAATAAATTCTTGTAGCCATTTCCAATCTTGGCCGTCTCTGACTTCACGTGCTTTACTTCCGTGGAGGGCTTGCTTTTCTAGGGCTCTGACTTCGGCTTCTGGGAAGTTCATTGGCCTGGAACCATGTTATTGGTTTGACTTGGCACGTTTAAAGTTTGGGCTGGCTGGGATGCTTGGCCTTGCGGTGCTCCTTGTTCTGGGGGCGGAGCCATAGCAGGCATATCGAACTCATTCGTTTTCTTAATCCCGATCAAAGGCAGCATCTCTTTGAAAATCTTGCTGACATCGATGAAAGTGGCTTTCTGTTCAGGAAGCACACGCATCTGAACCAAAGAACCCGTAGCTTGGTTCGCAGCCGTCGCTCGATCCATCATCATCATGTATTGGTTAATCTTGGATTGTTTATTAACTGAGAAATTAACTTGTAAATCAAAATCGCCTTGAATGATTGAACGAACCGGAACTGACTTGTCCCAAATCAAAGGGCCGAAATATTTTCCTGCAATAGCCTTAATATAGTCTTCAGTTTCATAGGCTTGTTCGAGACGAAGGAGATAACGAAATACCGGCATCCATGCCGTATAGGCCAGATTTTTAATGACAAGTTCAATTTTCTTGTTTGCATTTGTGAGTTGGTTTTGACTTTCTGTTGCAGACTCGGAGGTAGTATCTCCTCCTTGAAGTAATGGAGGCAGTCCCGTTTCGGCATAGTCATTATCCGTCCTCGCTTGTGTTTTTTGAAGAATGGCCGCCGAATTATTGCTAGGGAACATGGTCATTGCTTCATTGCCAGGCCCATCGCCAAGGACATGGCCGCCAATTCTTTTTGTAGTTAATGCAAGCAAGTCTACGTTTGCATCTCGATTAATATAATTGGTTGGCCTTAAGTCACGGGCTACGGCTTCACGTTCTTGGTTACGTTGTGCATTGGTTTCTTTTTGAAGTGATTCGGTAATTTGAGGATAAGATTTCCCCTCTAAGCGGTGGGGTTCTGGATAGGCCTCTCCCAGAATTATCGGAGGACGATTGTGCTCGAAAGGGGAAAAACGGTAAGGTAAATCGTTCTCGACCCATCCACGGCCAACAGTAGTTGGACGAAGCATATCGCCGAGGAGAATATAGGAACCTGATTTTAATTTCCCATCTTCATCGGGTAGAAAATCCCAGATCTCAAATACCCAGACTTCTTCCTGGTCTTGAACCTCGGTTTCGTCGTTGAAAAGTGTTTGATAGTCCTGCCGACGTTGATATTTGACCACGTCATTGATCTGATCGTCCATTGATTCAGAACCGACCTCATCAATGTTTTTATATCCAAGAAGTCTTAATTCGCTGCGTGTCTTTTTGTAGCGATGACACATCGGATACTTAAAATAGTTCTTCCAGGTCGCACGCTTAGAAAAGAAAAGGTCTTCGGGAGGGATAGAATCGATTCTGGGCTCGAAATATTTAATCTGTTTCTGTTTGGAATCGACATAGGTCTTATAGGGCGTTCCGTCTTCAAGTTCTTCCGTTTTCTCTTTCTGCACAGTGACGGTTTCGGTTTCGACTTGAGGGTAGACCTTATAGATACAAATCATGTTGCGAACTGCATTGACTGAACCTTCATAGGCTTCTTGATACCAGTCAATCGGATGCCCGTTCAAGCGATGGTTCATGATCGTCTTCACCAAGCGGATGTGATCAGTGGGAATCTCTTTGTTGACTTTGATATCGACTATTTCATCGGCATCGCTGAACATAGAAGCCAGAATATCCACGACAATACGCTGAGTATTAACATAGGTTTTAGGAATGAAGAGTTTAGGGACGCCTAGAATGTCGGAATATTTACGTTCGTCGGTTTGGAATCGACCGTCGTACATATCCATATCTTTTCGCATACGTTCGTAGAAAAGTTGGTGGCCGGTCTTGGCATTGTCGTAAAGAGCGGTGCCTTGACTGAGCAAAAATCCATCGGTTACTTGCGATTTCTTGGTGATGCGAATTTCTGAGGTAGAGGAATTAAGCAAGCATCATCTCCGCATCTGGAATACCGATATCAACGGTCGCCGTTGTATGAGGACGCCAAGAGAAACGGCGTTGAAGGATGTAGCGAACACAAGCATGGTGGTCGTGGATACCTTCAGCAATTGAGTCTTTGGGGCCTTTTTTCTCTTCACCTAGTTGGGTGTCACGCTGCAAGGTCTTGAAAGTCTTGATCAAAAGTTTGTTCTCGGGACGGTTGAATATAAAGAGGCGAGGTTTACCAGTACGAGGATGGATTTTCAGTCTTTCCTTCATATTGGAAATACCCGCTGCGATACTCCCGGGGAATTTCTCGGCTTTGGTCAGGTTCGGAACGGCGTTCTTGCCACGTTTGAGCATCTGAAACACGTTTAAGTTGTCATGGATGGTCAAAGACGAGTCTGAAGACGGATCGGCTACGGCTTTAACGATTCGATGGTCTAAAGTCAGTCGTCTAAGGTCGAGTTTCATCTCTTCGACCGTCACACCTTTCTTGTAGCAGGTATCGATATAGAAATTGTCTTCCCGGTCGGTGAAACACATCACTGCACAGGAATCTTTGACCATGTGAGGGTCGATGCCGAGAAAACCCATGTATTTCGCATAGGGACAGCTTTCGATGTGCTGAGAACGGCCAGATTTGGCCTGACAATCGCATTCTGTGTTAAAAGGTTCGATGACATGAAGAGAATGTTGAAACAACTTGCCATAGACTAGCCCTGAAAGGCTCACAAACTCGCCCAGAAGCCGCATCTTTAGTTCTTCGTAGCTTTCCATCTCTTTTAGGATTTCACGCAGCACCTTGATGTTTGCGTGCGGATTACAAACCGAGGCGATCTGGAACCAATCGACGTTGTTGCCGTCGGTATCAGTGCCACGAGTAAACAAATCATATGTCCAACTCAAGCCTTTGGTCGGGGTCATGCAGAAGAGGACGTCAAGGCTTGACGCCGTGGTGAAACGCATCAGATTTTCTTTATAGACTTCATGGTCTGGTTCTTCGTCAAAGACGAGCATGTGCCTCGGGGGGCCTTGGAAAGTACCCAAATCTTGCTTGTTACTCATAAACTCGATGGTTCCGAGTAACTGTTTTGTAACCGGATCAATTAAGCGGAGGGTTTGTTCACCGGAGGAATAGCTTTGTTCCCAGCTTCCGCCAATGAGATGTTCTTTTGGTGCCCATTTACGGTAAGTGGGGATTAAGTTTCTTAGAACTCCGTTCTGGTAGTCCTCGCCGATGACCCGGACGTGTTGAGGGCCTTTGCGTTCTAGTCGGTGTTTGGGGTATTCGAACTTGTAGTCTTTATGGGTCGGGTCGAATACAAAGGGTAAACTGCCAGTAGCTTTAATGAGAGCTTCAATACATCCGGTTGTTGTTTTGGAATTATGCGATACTGTTTCTCCTAGGAGATAATTGTGATATAGAGGAACTTCGAAGTCGTAGTATATATTGGTTCCAATAAATGATACGCTTTCAATTGTTGTACAAGGAGGACTTAATGAAATCAGGGCCGAAACCAGGCGCGCTTCACTTTCGATGGAAGGGTGGTATTCATAAAACAAAAACGGGTTATGTTCAAGTCTACACCCCTGGTCATCCCTATGCACGAAAGCCCACTCCTTATGTTTGGGAGCACCGCCTTGTAATGGAGAAATCACTTGGACGATATCTCCTGCCAGTTGAAGTTGTCCACCACAAGAATGGGAATAAATCCGATAACCGTATCGAGAACCTAGAGCTTTTTCAGAGAAACTCAGATCATCTTCGACATGAATTAAGCGGTCGAGTCCCCAAATGGTCTGAAGAAGGCTATCTTCGAATGAAAGAGGCGGCGAGAAGTAAGGGCGATTTATTACGAGGGACGAAGAAACGCGTTCTTTCCGAGGAACAACTCCGCTTTTATTTAGAAAAATGCGGGTGGATTGTTTTGGCCGTGGCTCGCCACCTTGAAACCCATCCTGAAAATGTCCTTTATTGGGTGAAACAGTATTCGATTCATTTCCATCCGGGGAAAGCGTCACAACAGATGACCCCACTTGGAGTTCGTGAACTTTTTTCCAGCCCTCCGGCGTTAAAAGCCTATGAGCAGTCGTGCAGTCAATTTGTTTCCCGTTTGAAAACTTTACGCGATAAAGTGGCGCAACCCCTTTTTGAAAGGGAGTATTGGCTCTGGCTACTATCCTCTTACCCAGGCTCCAAGCGTATACGAAAAACGGTTCGTGAATATCTGCAACGCGACGTTCCCCACCAAGAACTGGATCATAAATAAGGGAGTCTCCGCTAATACAGCTTTGGTTTCCTCCTGATGCGCCTCGTATAGAAGCATTTGACAGATGAACATCAATGGCCCCATGTAACTTTTGCGGGATGTCTTCTTCTTTGAGGAATTCTTTAAGGAACGCACGTCGTTCTCCTACGATATCACCATTAACAGGGGCATAATACCAGAACGGGTTAGCTGCCTTATTACGGGCTTCCAATTCGTCTAATGCTTTTAACGACTCTTGCATCTCGGCTAAGGCTTTGGCCTTTTGCTCAGGTGTAAGAAGTCTAGGATCTTTACGTAAGATCTTGTTTGTTTCTTTACTAAGCTGGATCAACGGTTGCCTTTACTGGCTTTCCCGTTGACCTTGCGGTGTTGGGGCTACTTCATTAAAACGTTTGAATTAAGAAGGCTTGTTTAAGATCGCCTTTACTTCATCAGTGATACCCAGGCTTCGGATAAGGCTGATAATAATTCTAACGTTGGTCGAGTGTTCCATTATTCTTGGTCTCCGAAGTCGGTTATCTCGTCTTTCTTCACAAGTTTACAAAGCCACATATACTTAGTCGCAGCTTCTTGGTTTGTGATTTCCTTTATTCCGAACGGAGTGGGGATTGCCCATACCGGAGGACTATAGGGACGTTTTGCGAATTCGAGTACCGTTTCCACTAGTTCTCAGGCGTATCAACGTTCAACTGGTTCGCCATCTGATCCTGACCACGGTTGAGCGGGGACAATCCCTCCTCAACACGATCTTGATTCAGATAGCCCGGAACACCATGACCTTGACTATAGACTGTCGGGCCACCCATGAACTCCAGTGTGCCTTTACGCCAAACGTGACGGGCATAATCCATCGAGTCTTTAACCGGAGGCTCAGAAGAAGGCGGATTCGCAACGGGGATATCACCTAAGATATCTTTCGTATTGAACCCTAACTCCAAGTTACCAGGAGGATAGAAGTTATAAGCCTGTGTATCCGGGCCGTTCTTATTTTTGAAATTAAGGCTCATAAATACCCCTTATTTCGATTGATCTTCCTCAACAGCTTCTTCTTTATCTTCCGTCACGGTACGTCCTTTCGTCGATTCACCGAACAAGGTCGTGTCGTCAGAACCCAAAAGACCGGCTTTTTTCATGAATATTGCGTCCGGTTTCATCGAACTACCATTATGAAACGTAGCACTTTTATATTCGTCACGAGAAAGTCCGTTCGCCCCGCTCTTAACGTCAAAGTCTTCAAACGATTTAATCCCAGGCTTCTCGGGTGTAACACTGATTTTACCGTCCATACTATTTGCCTCCACTATCATTATTATCGCCCGGGAATACGCCCGGAACGCCTGCTACGTCAATCTTTTTCGCTGTGTCTTTATCGCTGGTATGTTTGCCACGAGAGGCCATATAGGCCGCCTCAGCCGCTTTGCCCTGTTTCTCAATTTCACCAAAAAATAGTTTATCGCCCATGTTCGCTCCTTCCAATATATACTGAATATCATACATTATCGAATGAAGCTTATCATCGACTATTGTATTTCGCCACTTTTTTGTGAAATTCTTTAACCTTCTCAGGTAAACTCTTGCCCTTGCTCGCAGTATCAAACTCCTTAACTACCTTCGACGAAATCTTCCCCTTACTCGCCGCATAATGAAAGAATCGTTCCTGAGCTTTACTTTTGTATGGCACGTTTCACCACCTTCCGCTTAATATACTTCTTACCAGATGTCTGAAAATCTTTCTGTCTCAACAATTCCATGTAAGCCGTCAATTGACGCTCAGCGTCTAACCACTTGTCTCTCCAATACTTGGCCTCAGCATCCATTACAGCGGCCCGTAGTATTCTTTAACAATACCCTTATTCAATCTGCGCTCTTGCCTAAGACGCCACTTACTCAAAACTTTCCAATGCCTATGGCTAATCTCATCTAACGAATTCAGAATATCGTCCCACACCGGATCTACTTCGCCCGGTTCGTTCTTTAACCAGGCAACAAATTTTCTAAATAGTTTCATGCCTTTTTCTTTTTTCGCGCAAATTTTGTCTTCACCTTGCTCCGCATCAGGTTAATCATACCCCGGACTTTTCCAAAAGAGTCTCCATTCGTGAAGTAGAGAGCTTTACGATAAGCCGTTCCTCGGATTAGATCGATACCACGAAGAGTCTTTTTGTTTTCAGCGCTAAATTCTATCGTCGATCCGTTAGGAAACGTTACCCTTTTGTTTTGAGCGTAAGATTCGGGAAGAGTGTAACTATTAGGCTTAGGGGTGGTACTCCCGACCTCACCCACCTCCCCTTCGGCAAGACCATGGTTTCGTCTAATCTTTCTTAAGCCTAGGATCATATTACTTGATACTCAGTAGCTTTGATGTAAGTGCTTGATACTGTGCGTGTTGCATCACATCTGCTTCTGATAATACACATTATGTCTTATCATCCATGCTCTCACCGTTGAGCTCAGCTATACGCTTCATGACCTTAGCTCTATCATCCTCTATGCTCTGCGTAACACCACGAAACGATACATTATCAGTGCTTAGATTCTCCATCAATCTGCCCTTCTCAATGCCTATTGCTGATATCGTCATTAGCTGCAAAGCGCTTGATTGTGATAGCTTTTCATCTGATATTGCATCTTGAGCACGATGTGCATTAGCATATGTCATCCCAACTAGAGCATTTTTGATCGCGTCGACTTTAGATTTTGGAAGTAATTCAAAGCTCTTATCCTTCATTACACTATATACGTTTGGTCTAGACATGCCTTCTTGCTTAGCTATCTTTGTAATACTCATCCCGGATTCAGCTAATGCTCTTACAGCTAGTTTACGAGCTACTGTGTAACGATTGCCGTGGACTTTCTTGTTGTAGGTGGGCTTAGGAGTGGATTGTTGAGGTTGGCTTGTAGAATCCATTTGGTTGAGTATTGATCTTTGTTGATTGTTTTGTCAAGTGTTGAGGCGTAGAAATCCCATGGATCCTTTATTTCCGGTTTCTTACGGTATCGTGTTGGCGGCACGCTTTATGATGCGAGGCCTGAAGTAGTGTAGCTCTAGAACAGGTCTTACTCGCTTCTATGTTTGTTGTCCATTATCACGGTGCACCGATGTTTCGTGCGTTGGTGATGATCCTGCTTAGATCTACGCCTATTGCAGAATGGGTTTACAGTATAAGTTTAGGTTCTCTGGTTTGGTTGTGCAAACTATTTTTATTTAGTTGTTGACATTGGTTACATACTTGCGCTAGAATGTATGTATCACCGATGATAAGGTGAAATAAAAAGTGAGTGAGGGATAATATGAACCAGAAAAATACAGAAAAGGTTTTGATGTTCTTGGAGAGTGTTTCACGTTCGGCTTGCTTAGATCAAGTCTCTGGAGACAAATGCCGTTGTTTCTCTTGCGATGCAAAGAACCTTATCGAACAGATTGAAGGGGGTAAATAATATGAACCAATCAACCAAACAAGAGCACACGCCGACGCCGTGGGATTTAAAACAAATAAAATCGACTGGAATAATTGAAAATTGGTCATTTTGGGCCCCTATCAATGCAGGATATGACCAATTTGGTTATTTCATGGGAGATGAAGCCAACGCCGCCTTCATTGTTAATGCTGTAAACTCACATGATGCCCTGCTAGACGCATTGAAGAAAATTGCAGAGGGGCGAGGCACTTTTTCACTTGACCCATTTAAACATGCTTGTAATACCATTGAAGAGATGATCGCCATTGCAAATAACGCTATTTCTTCAGCTGAGGGTAAATAATATGAAATGCCCTAAATGCCATTTTGAGCTTAACGCTGCCTCAGAGCTTGCAAAACAAAGAGCTTTGAAGCTTACCCCGGAAAGACGCAAAGAAATCGCTCTGAAGGCTATCCAAGCACGTTGGGCGAAGGTTAAAGTTGCTTAGATTGAGTTTAAACCGCTGTCAATGGGCCTAGGATCGATGATTTGATGTTTTAGGCAGTAGGCAGTTGAATTGCTTGAATCTTCGCTGTGACAGCGTTTATGGCGTCTACAGCGGGTGTCAAATCAACATTCTTAATGTTTCCAAGGCTTGAAACAAGCGTATCAACGGCTGTGCTCATTGCTGCGACTGCATCCAAAACGTCTTGAAGGTTCTTCATAATTTCTCCTAAATGATTGAATTTGTGATGTTTTCTTCGCTTCTTTGAGACTTGCTTTCCGGCATATTGCTGAACTGCCTCGTCAATAAGGCTCGGTTTTAAATCTTTAATCTTCAAAATCTTCTTTTTCTTATTCTTCGATCCTTTAGTTCTAGCCATTATCTTAAGCTCATTCCTGGCCCACCATGAAGAACACCGAAGGCATTGAGTAGGTAGAGAATAACAAATATCACCACAACCACGTTCAAGATTGTTTTGATTTTGGCATCCATTGGGATCATTGAATTCACGAGCCAAAGCAATAATCCGATGACGATGAGTACGACAATTATAGTTATCATGATTTATATACGCCTTTCTTTTTAGTTCGTTCTTTCATAGATGATTTAATTTCTTTACGGATTATTTCACGGGCCATTTTCTCGCCTTCTTTTAGGCATTTGTTTGTAAACGACCATCTCATTTGGTTGATGAGCATCCTTTCTAAAATCTTTGATTGAAGTTTGTAGTTCATTTCTTAAATAGCCATGTTACCGATTTTGAGTTATTGGTTTTGATTCTTTCATTTTCTTGTTTTGTTGGTAAATTCCTTTGATATACCGGAATGATACTGGTAATTTTTCTAGCCGCTTTTTGCTCCTTTAGGATTTCTTTCCCCGCTGAGCTATAGTTTATCTTGCAAACTTTACAGATATCCTTTTGAATTGGCATAAAACAGTTTGAGCACCATTCTGTTTCTTCAATCTTACTCTTTGTCACTATTTATCCTCCGTAAACACTTTAAAATCAGATACTAGGCAATATCCATTTACTCCGGTTCTTTGGTCGATACATTCGAATATTGTTTCTTTCGGCTTGTGTTTTATGAACTCTTTGGCCTTTTGGGGCTCATCGAATGATTTGCTCAGTCTGTATTCAGACCACCCTAAACTTGGATTGGTTGAGAACTTATAGTCCCAACTTACTAGATATTGAACTGTAATAGCTCCAATTAGAAATAGTTTTATCTTCATTTTCTTTTCCCCGATATGATCCGCTGGGCTTTTATCCATTCAATCGCATGTGGAATACATCCTTTACCATGCTGTGGACATTGAGGCAAAGATTCAAGAAGTTCATCGCGTCCTTCCAACAATTTATTGTCAACTTCGATTTCTTTCCGCGCAAGCAACAAATCAAGCTTGGTTTCCTCAAACAACTTCTTCACATCGTCCCTTTCTTTTTGGCACGAACTCAATGCCGTAAGGGCTCCTTCGTAAATATTTTTCACATCGTCCAGCATCTCTTGGGTGGTATTGGAGGATTCGAGGATTTTATTTCTTTCCTGAAGCGACCGAACTTTTGATTCTGTTAATTCCCAGACATCTACGGTAGTCGGGGCAAATGGCGTTTCCCATGCACTTACCAATTCACGAATTCGCAGATAAGCATCGCTTAAATCATGCTCCGCTTTTAACAGCTCTTTGTTTCGTTCCAATAGGTTGTCGCGTTCTGTCTCAAGCTCTTTTATTCTGACTTCCCATGGCGGTGGATACGTTCTTGTCTCGTAACCGCATGTTTTACATATTGTCATTTCTTCTCCTCGCTTTGACTTAGGGCGGCGGCTGAGTTGAATTTTTCGAGAGCTTCATCTGCTAAGTCGCACATCGCATCTACTTGAGCGATTGGAGCGGAATCAAACTCGGGAATTTCTGGGATTTGTTTAATTCGTTTAAGATAAATCAATAGCTCCTGCACCTCCGGCCAATCTAGCGCCTTTAATCCAAGTTTCGCCTCTTTGTATCCGAAGAATCCATTTCCTTTACCCTTGATATAACCGCTTTCAGCAAGCTTTACCAAAGCTCTCGCCTCTTTCGCGCTCTTAATCATTTCTCGCCTCGGTACTGGTTGAATTTTTGGAGACTTTCTTTTGATATTTTCCCCTCAAGAGTTTTGAAATACTCTTCATCCGTCATTTGGCAGATGCCGGGCATCAGACTCAAATAAAACTCCAATCTTTTAACGACACCCTGCACCGCTTCCGAGTTGAGGGTTCGTTCTTTTGATTCGGATAGTTGTTTTTCAAGGGCGGCATTAACCTTTTGAATTCTTTCACACCATGCCAATCTGTTTACTGCAAGTCTGTTGGCTTCGTCTCGCTGATCGCAAACATCGCTAAGATTTTCGCTGGTTCGACGAAGGCGTTCCTTATCCAATTCCCATTTCTCAAGCATCTCCGCATTCTCAGCTTTGGTTCGTTCGCGTTCTTCGGAGAGAGCTTGGGCAATTCTGTCTCGATCAATTCCGTAAGAAATGCCGTAATTCTTAGAATCAAAACTTTCTCGATTGCAATTGTGAATCAGCATTACTATTTCTTCCGCTCGCTTAATATCTTCGGGGGTCATTTGGATTTCCTCTCTTCGTTGGGAAGGGCATAGAGACGACTCATCCCGGCCAATTTCCCTAACTCATCCAATGGAAAACCGCTCTCAGCAGCTCTCATCATAAATCTCTGTATCGTTTCCTCTTCGACACGGGCAGCGATTGATTTGGCCATAGCGATCACCTTTCCACGAGCATCGCTCCACATACTGCCGTAATATTTATATGGATCGATGAGATCAAAAACTTCTTTCTCGAAGTCTATTTTCGTTCCTTGGCTCATAGGAGTTTATCCACTTTGGCAATAGCCGAGCTAACTTCCGATAGTGTGTCTTCATCTTCCGGCCACCAAGACATCTTTATACTTGGGGTCCCATTTTTTTTGTCCTCAAGACACTCTTTTGCTGATCTAAGTGCTTCCACCAACTCTTTGATCGTCTCTCGTTGGGATTCGTAGGCGTGGCAAGCCCCCACAACAGATTCAATTCTTTCAGGTTGCCAGCCTACGAACGATAGATCTTTTCTTAATAATTCAATCGTGTGCTTCATCTCTCGATCTTGGGTCATAGTCTCTCCACTTGAATATATCCGCATTTCAAACAATGTCTTTCTTGAATTGTGATTTCCCACTTTAAGCCATTTTTATTGATTGACTCACCTTGTTTTTCTATCCACTTCGTCCATCTATGCCAGCACCACATTAAAATGTTTTCCATATGTGAAGAAGTAATCCGATAGAAAATATAAATCCTCCTATAAACATAACGGTTAGCCCTATTTTTGCTATCAAAAAGAAAGTATCGTCTGTCATAATGATCTAAACCCCTTACTTGAAAACTTCTTTAAATTGGCCCATCATCCAACCTTGATTTAAAATTTTATTTTCTTGTTGCTTTTCTGACATCCAATTAAAAAGATCACGACATAAAATTTCATACGGTCTTAATCTCTCTATCTCTAAACGTTGATTTTTTATCCTTTGCTCGTAACTCCATCGCGTTTCTTTTTTCATAGTGATCTAAATCCTTTTCTGTTCTTTCTTAATAGTTTCTTCCCGATCCAGTAGAGACTGTAGAAGAGTCCGACTGCGAAGAGAGCTTCGATCAAATTATCCTTCCTCTTCCATCGCATTTTACGCAAACCAAAGCCCCGTTCTCGCTCATCCCTCGGCCTCTGCATTGCTTACATCTTTCAACCTCACACCATACACAATGGTCATTGAACACATTTTCATCGATGTGATATTCCTGGTGCTCTTTTTCTCTTGCCTCAATTAAATCTTTGGCTAATCCTGGATAACTCATAACTCCACCACCCATGTGAAAGCGAACAATCCGATTATCATCCCTGTGAATGTTGCGATTATCTCTCCCATAATCCCTCCGTTCTCATCTCGTTTAACTTCCCTATCAGTATATTATAAGTGGCAAGAAACACAAGGTCTAAATTATGATTGTTTCTTCCGTCAAAACATAGGTGTTTTCAACGCCTTTAATCAACTCGTTCTTCTTTCCCTGGAAGTCCGCTCTATGCTTGAGATTTAAGAGCATTTCATATTCTTCCGCATGAGCTGTAAAATGCCTTAATTTCTTTCCGGGCTCTTGGCTTTTTGTCTCTCTCATGATCGTCCCTCCTTATCCGCCTTTGATACAAATTTCAATGCAAACGCATAACACCAAACAAAATATACCAAGAACCACAAAAACTGATCCAATTTTAAAAAGAAGATGCATTAAAAAATGCATGACTATATTTTCTCCCCTTTCTCTATCGTATCCACTGCATTCATCAAAACGTCCTTCGCTGATAAGATGGGAAGTCGGATTGCCAGTTTCACTTGGTTTAATAAGAACTCCAATTGACCGTCTTCCTTCCTTCGTTTGCTCTGCCGCTTCTCGTGAAAATCATCAATCATGATATCTAACATCCTTTCGGTAAAACTTAAAGCTGTTGCAGAGTCGCAACTATTGTTACTTGTCTTTTGTTCAGCCACTTCATCTGGTTATAATGCTGACGGCATTTGATTGAACAGAACTTCTTTGTTTCAATGCTGCTCTCGAATTCTTTACCACAACGCTTACACATTTTCTTTTGCATGATATCGATATACTACAGATATTTAGATCGTGTCAATACCTATTTCTCAAAATACTTCTCGTACCCAAACCGCTGCGACTTCTCTGCGCTCGTTTTAAGACACATATCGTCGCATATGGGGCAATAGCCGTTCTTGACGTTTCCGCGCCTTAGAATTGAACGCAGGGCCTCTAGGCCGCTTACCTGGTAGCAAGTGCCTGTTTGTTCGTCCACGTGATAAAGATCCCCGTCTAAATCGAACCTATAATCTGTTCCGGGGATTGAGTGAAGGCTGTATTCTCGTCCATTGTTTATATCTGTGAATTTCATTTTATTCTCCGTTTGCTCCGTCTCTTTCCATCTGCTCTATCCACTTGTGGCCGTTTTCGTCTCGACAGTTCTTGATTTCTATGGGAATTTCCTGTTCTTTAGTGAGCTCGACAGCATATTCATAATCGTAATCTTTCTCTCCCGACGCCTCCATCATCTTCTGGGATCTCTTGTCATCACGTTCCTGGGCCAGCCTGACCAATTCTCGCCTGTCCCATTCTCGCTGCCTTCGATCTTCCATCCTTCGGTTCGCTTCGGCTAGTTTATCCTTGTCGGGCGGGGCCTGTAGTGGCTTAGGAGCCCCCCAACGGTCTACCCTGGGCTCTTTTGCCTTCCATGTCCTAACGGCGGCTTGCCAGACCTTCATGGGGCTTTTACCGACCATCCAGCCTTTTGACTCATAGAAGTCACAGAATTGGTTACCGTCTAAAATAAACCCTATCTTTCGAGCGTAGTTTGTTACTTCTTCGGGGGTAGGTTTAACAAATCTCATTTATTCATCCTTTCTTCAAACTCTGCTTCGGTATCTGAGATAAAATTTGTCCGATCATTGTTTGAAGCATCCATCGAGTCTTGTGCCCAATCTCTTCTGTTTTCTACTGCAATTCCAAACATGACATTGAAGGCCTTTATAAGAAGTTCAATGTCTTGCCAAGTTAATGGGATTGATCCATATGGTTTTAATTTCTCTTCAATCTCTTTTATTCTTTCCAGTGCTTTCTTGGTTTTGTGCTTCCCTTTGCAATATGGACAATTCACTTTTCCACCTCCGTCGCTACCGAATACTTTCTTTTAAATTAATTGCCGTGGCCTTGTTCTCAAGAGCACCGAAGCCGACCGTATCGGGTTGCATTTATCACGCCATCTCGTGAACCGTATTTGGCCGCACAGCAAAATCTTCGCAGTGTCCAGGTCGCTCGGTTACTATTTGCATCACCGGGTATGAGCCGATTAGCCTCTTCATCCGCCCTCGATGCACTGCAAAATCTTTCTTTTAAATCTGGGAACCGTTACATTTATTACACACGAACGGTTCTAGAAAGCGTGGCATCTGACTCGCGCCAGAACTCTTGCAATTAATTGCCAGTAGGTAGATTTACCACAGGTTAACTCTGTATCTACCCTCGACCTATTCAGGCCATTTCTGGCTACTGGCAAATTGTTGTGGCTGGCTATAGAATTGCATCCGACCATGTTTGCTTACCTTCAACAACTCTTTTTATCGTCTCAAGTTTTTGATTGTCGGTGGAACATCTAGTATCCATGCGCTGAATTACTGAAAGCAAGAAAATAAAATCGTCAGGCCAGAACTCATGCTCGGAATGCATCCGACCTTTTCCAAACTCATAATCCATGAAAATTTTGTTTTCTTTAACTTCGATTGATACTTTCATATCTCTCCTTTCCTGTTGGTTTCACTGACCTTCATTTTGGCTTGCTGGTTCAATATCATCTATCCCGTTTCCGTCTTCATCTTCCCAATCAAGCCATTCTCCATCGTTAAAAACTGATAACCCGCCAGCATTCGAGAAATCCGGCTTAATATTATTCTCTAGTTGCCAAATATCGTAATCCGCTAAAACACAGAGAATCTTTTTTGCTTCTGAAATATTCTCAACTGGAACAAAGAAAGATTTCCCAGGTATTTGGGGTATCCACCAGATTCTTAAGCTGCCATTCTTTGCTTTTTTATCAATCGTAATCATATCCTTCTCCTTTCGTTACCTTGTTTACTCATGCTTCTACACTTAAATATAACTTCTCTCTGGGCAGTCTCTAAATAACTGTTGCCTTAAATGCCTCATCTAATCCCGGCTTTACGGGACAAATTGCAATGGTAGTCGAATCAAAAGCCTTAAGGGGCTCACCAACCAAGGACAGCGTTTACCGTGCTTTTAGACAAAAAAATAACCCAAGTCTCGGTACATCCTGCGAGGGACGTGCGATGAGACTTGGGCTTTACCAAACAGTTTCCTGTTGGAAAAATTCATGGTCGCACATTCCCTCGCAGATGATTCAATTTACCTTTACTCGTTTTCTATTTCAAGTACTATTTTAAATTATTCCCGTTGCCGTTATTCTCGGCGTCTGCCCCGGCCGGGACATAACGGATAGCATCCGAACGGAAAAGCTTTTGTGAAGGAAGAGAATTTAACTCTTCTCGTTTAGAATGACCTCCATCGGTTCATTTTATCTGGTTCGCCCAAAACGCCATCACAAATCTTTTAACTCTTCTTTGGTGAAATAGCCACTGAGGACTACCTCACCGCATTTCAAACAGAACTTATCTACAGATAAAAAAGTCTCCGATGGCTTATTCCTTTTCTGTCCGACTTCAATCCATTTTTCAACTATTTTTGTGTGGGGATGTTTACAGAAGAAGCGTTTAAGAAAGTTCATATATCAGCGAACAAGCTCAAGATCTCTCTGACCGTAAATCTCGATGACCTTGGATTGCTTCATGATCTTTCCATCCATGCCCAATTCTTGACCATATTAGAGTTCTCTTGATGCCAGTTTTTTCAGCCCATCCGCTAACAGTGTCTTTGTATCCCTTATATTCCAAAATTCTGGTATTGGTTCGATTGTTCTGCTGTTCTTTCATGGTGGCCCAGCGACAATTTGAGGGTTCGTAATTTCCATTAGGATTTATCCGATCAATGCTTTTACCTTCAGGACGATGCCCCATATCCTCAATGAAGTTATTCAGATTTTTCCATCTATCGCAAACAGTGATCCCTCGACCGCCATAGTTTTTATATCCCGAATGATTTTTGTCTCTACATCTTTGGATCATGCTTGCCCATATATGATGAATATTTGATTTATATAAACCATGTATATAATTTAGTTTAGAAATTCTATCAACAATGATGCACCCGCAGGATTTAGTCCCCTGCATGAGACCGTTGCTTCCAACAATTTTTTCTTTTCCGCAATCACAAATACAATGCCAATAGGTGTGGCCATATTTATTGTAAATATCAGCACGTCTTAAAACCAATAATTTTCCTATCTTTTTATTTGAAAGATCTTTCATGTTGGATCACAAAATAGGCTTAGGATTTCAGGGAAACTGAATAATGTTTCCACGTCCTGAACCCATTCGTCCATTTCAAAATCACCACATCCACGGAAATCGTCAAACATACGAGCTAAATCGAACCCTTCGAGTTCTCTTTCTTCGCAAATATATCTAGTGTTTTCATGTGGTAATACCATCTCTGTTTTGTTTTCGTGCATGTAGCGCAGCGGCGTTTCCCTTTTGATGTGTAGGTGTTGTTCTTGAACGGATGACCTCGACGGCATTTAAGTGAAGGCTTATGACTCACTTGCCGTAGCCGTCGCCGTAGCCGTAGCCGGAGCCGGAGCCGGAGCCGTAGCCGTAGCCGTAGCCGTAGCCGTAGCCGGCGCGGTAGCCGTCGCCGTCGCCGGCGCCGTAGCCGTAGCCGTCGCCGGCGCCGTAGCCGTAGCCGTCGCCGTCGCCGGCGCAGTAGCCGTCGCCGGCGCCGTAGCCGGCGCAGTAGCCGTAGCCGTAGCCGTCGGCATTCGCGGCGGCCAGCGCGTTAGGATAAAGGTCCGCCTCCTCGACCGTACCGGCAATCCGCAGGGCGTGCGACCGCACGAATCTCAAGACTCCGTCCAGGCACGCGCCAGCGTCGAGCGCATCGCAGACCGTGACGTTGCCATTGCAAAACGGCCACTCCATTACGCCGCCTCCCATTTCGCGACGGCCGCCGCCGTCACCTCGAAGACGGCGGTCACCTTCCGGACCTCGACGTCCGCGCGGGCGCTGATCCGACTCGTTTTCGTCGGGCCAGCCTCGGCCAGTTCCAGCACCCCGCGCGTCGTGCCGAAATAGATGGCCATCCGCGCGCTAGTGAGCGCGATGCGGTCGCCTCCGGTGTCGTCCGCGTAGCCAAAAAATACGCCGCGGTACTCCGTGCAGACAATTACGGGTCGCGCCATTCGCTCCTCCTTGGTTAGTGGT